GAACGGCACATCCGATGCTGCATATCAAAACAAAGGTGTGTGGGGAACATTCGGCTCTCCAGTAACATACGACTATAAGTTCCCACTTGAAATCGAACAAAAGACTGACATCGAGATCCGAGTTAAGGCAGGTGCGGTGTCTGCATGTGGTGCTATATTCGATCTCCTAGTTGTGAAAGACAACTCCTACACTGAAAATCCAGATCCTACCGCATAACTTTTTTCAAAAAAGTGCTTGACATTTCTCTCTAAATGCGCCATAATGGGGTATAAATTAAAGAGAGAACATTGGTTATGGAAGCATTGCTTGATTACATTGATGAATTGAATGAAGATCGCGTATTCAAAATTCAAAACACTGCTACTTATTGGCGACATAAAGGTGTCGAGAATATCGACCAGTTTGCTCGCCATAATATTGAGATTGCCTTTGCTGAAGCATGGGTAGGATGCTATGGCGTCCGACACAACGGTTCGATCGATCATTTCACTGACGCTGAGTTGGTGCTTATGACTGACGAACTAAATGAGCAACGCCTATTTGATGAGGAATTATAATGGCTGAAAAGACTCAGGATCTCGATGAGATCTTCACTGTAAAGTTGACACGTGATGTGAGCAACTTCCCTTCCGATGGAGACATCGACTACATCCGCAATAAATACAACATTGCGAAGGGCAAGGCAATTGCCATCTTCAATGAATCTGGTGAATGGGTTAGCACTCATACTGCCTAAATAAATGCATCTGTAGTTCAACTGGATAGAGCATCAGCCTTCTAAGCTGAGAGTTGTAGGTTCGAGTCCTACCAGATGCGCCAAATAACTTAGGGATTTGTAATGCCATTGTATGATTTTAAAAACACGGAGACTGGGGAATACGAAGAAAAGTTCGTGTCTATGTCAAACTATGACCAGTTTTTGATTGACAATCCTCACTTGGAACGTGCGTACATCAAAGCACCGTCTCTAAATAAAGGTGGTCTTGGCGACAGAACAAAACCGAATGATGGCTTCAAAGAAGTCCTTTCTAAAATTTCTGATGCCAATCCAAATTCTAAACTTGCCAGCGATTACGGTAAGAAGGACAAGAAGTCCGTTGCTGTTAGAAACGCTGTTCAAACTGTTCAAAAGAGGATGGGTGACATATCCTCTAAAGACTAAAAGGAGATCAAGGATGATCAGAACAAAACCATACGGTGGTAAAACATCACCTCTCATTAGGGCACTCGCCAAGAGACTTGAAGGTGACATTGCTGTGGCTGAAGCAAATGTAAATGTTTACATTGAGAATTCAGTTGGTATCGGGGAACATCCCGATGTCGTTGAGGCTATCGAAACACAGATTGAAAAGATAGCCAGTGCAGATGAAAAGCTGCAAACTCTGAAGAAATATTTTGGAGTATAATCGGGGATTAGCGCAGTCTGGTAGCGCACCTGCTTTGGGAGCAGGGGGTCGGAGGTTCGAATCCTCCATCCCCGACCACTAGGATATAATTATGAAAATTTCTATCACAGGAAACGCAGGCAGTTTGGGGAAGATGATATCAGACGATCTTTCTCAAAAACACTCTGTTTTCGGGTATTCTAAATCTACTGGCTATGATTTCGATGAAGATGGTGTCATAGATAAAATGATTTCTGAAGCGTCTAATTCCGATGTCTTTATCAACAGCGCATTTCATCGCCAGTGGGAAATCCTACCGAGGATCATTGATGCATTCAAAACAAGCGCAGATAAAATTATTATCAACATTGGATCATTTCATTCTTATGTTCAACCAGATGATGATTATGGTAGAATAAAGAACGAAATGAAAGACGTTTGTTTTTCCGCTCAAGTTAATCCCGAGGTTCATTGTAGGGTTATCAATATTTCTCCCTCACTCATATCTGACACGAATGCATCTGTTGGTAAGGATTCAATTGCAAAGATATCACAGGAAGATGTGTGCAGGGTTATTAATTTTATACTCGATTCACCACCTCACTTTGTTGTCAACGAGATTGTTTTTTCGCACAAAGAACTTGTTAGAAGTTTTTATGCTAGTGATAACGCAGATAAATAATGATCAAAACGGAGGTGTCCAATGGACTATAAAAAACGTAAAAAAGAAGTTCGTGCTTTAAGAAAGAAAGCAATCAAGATTCAGAACTCAAGTTCTGTAAAAGTTTCAATGGTAGAAGCAATTAAAATGGCAGGAAGAAGGGAAGAAGATGAAAAGGGACAATTCTAAAATTAGTCGATGTCATCGAGCATTGGTACTCTGGAAACGGTTGGGGTGGTTTCCATACTGCCCGAAGATGATTCGAGAAGAGTTTGAATTTATTAATGCAAAATTTTACACTCCATATAACTTGATCAAGTATCGTGCAAGAAAGAAATTTAAATTCTTCTATGACTAATATCGATCCCAATAGTTGCGTTGATATTTTCAACAAACATAGTTATGGGGAAACGTATGATTGGTTCTCAACTGACACTGAGGAGAGTTTTAAAGAAGTCAAGGAAGCATGGGGTGATGGATTACCATGGGAAAAGGATTCTATAACCTATAGAATAAACTCTCACGGATTTCGAGGCGATGACTTACACCCTGTAGATAGCGATAGTTTTATTGCTCTTGGTTGTAGTTTCACATTTGGTGTCGGTGTAAAAGAGGAACAGACTTGGCCAAGTGTGTTGAGTGAATCTCTTGGTATGCATGGTTATAATCTTGGTGCTGCAGCACATGGTGTCGAGACAATGTTCAGAGTTTTGGACTATTGGCTTCCCAGATTGAGATCTAAGCATGTATTTCTGCTCGTCAATCCAGGAGTTAGACGAGAGTTTTTTAACGCAGACAAATCGCCAAATAGATTTCATACATTGTCTGCGTGGTCTTCAGAATATGATTTTCATAGTTTTGATGCGCATAGATTCTTACACGAAAGAGAAGCATACATATCAAAGCGCAGAGCATTGTACGCCATAAAGGGTCTTTGTGACGCAAGTAATGTAACACTAGATATTCTAGATACAGATGAAGGTGAGGTCATAGATGGTTTAACTCGCCATTTCGATGAAACCAATTTTGCGAACGATCGTGGAAGAGACACGATGCACCCTGGACCAAAGTATAACGTACAGGTCTCAAGAGATTTTGAGAGAACATTTAAACAATATAAATAAGAGAGTATAGCTGTGGCAGAAGATATTGAAGATAGCGTAAATGCAGTTTATAGTGAGATGATATCAGAGTTGATAACATCCCTTTATAAGGATCGTGTTAGAGCACTCGCACAAGGTAAGGTCATTGCGACTAAATATAACGAGGTTCTACAAATTAATGAGCATTTGAATACTCAGTTGATTTTAACTCAAGAACAATTGAGCCATAAAACAAAAGAACTTGAGAAGTTAAAAAAGAGAAAACCAAAAAATGCAAAGTCTAAGGACATTTCTGAATGAAGATGCGCAAGGAAAAAATCTGCATCTAGAGCATATTGAGGACGAGATTCTCAATTTCGGTATTGGTGGCGCACGTGGCTCTATCAATTTCCTCAGATCCCTTAGAGATATGTTGGCTGGTAATGCGCGATCCTCGATCAATATGACGGTCAAGTGGGATGGCGCACCAGCCATTTTTGCAGGTATAGATCCAGCAGACGGCAAATTCTTCGTCGCAAAGAAATCGGTGTTCAATAAAACACCTCTACTTTATAAATCGCAGGCAGACATCAATAGCGATCCAAAACTGCCACAATCCTTAAAACCGAAATTCAGTGTTGCCCTTAGAGAGTTTTCAAAACTTGGCATCACAAACGTCCTCCAAGGTGATTTGATGTTTACATCAGCTGACCTAGAGTCCGATATGATTGACGGTCAACGTCACACAACTTTCCAACCTAATACAATCGTCTATGCAGTTCCTCAGGGAACGCCACTGGACGCCAAAATTAAACAAGCAAAGATCGGTGTAGTTTGGCATACAACATATTCTGGGAAATCTCTTCCTGAGATGAGAGCATCATTTGGTGCAAACATTAGAAATCTTCGTAAGAATCGTAACGTCTGGATGGACGATGCGACCTATCAAGATGAATCAGGAACGGCAACATTCACAGCAACAGAAACAGCTTCAGTTACTGCTGTCCTGTCAGGTGTGGGTAGAACATTCAGAACAATAGATGCATATAAGTTAAATTCATTCCTAAACTATCAAGCTGGGTTCACTGGCAAGATGGTGGGTGCGAGTGTAAAGACTTACATAAACTCACTTGTAAGAACTCAAACATCTTTGAAGAAGTCGCATGCTGCTGGCTACAAGAAACACGTTGCTGCAAAATATGATGCAGAGATTGCTAAACTGAAGACCGACAAGTCTAAGGATGCACTCACTGAAAAGAAAAAAGCAGCATTAGAACTTGCAGATGACTTCAACGAATTGCTTGGTAATATCTTTGAGTTTATGGCTGGTATTGTGAAAGCCAAAAGTATGATTGTTGATAAACTAGACAAAGTAAAGAGTATCGGCACATTCATACGAACCAGTAATGGGTTCAAGGTAACTAATCCAGAGGGTTATGTTGCCATCGATCGCGTTGGCGGTAATGCTGTCAAACTCGTGGATAGGATGGAATTCAGTTTCAACAACTTCACAGCAATTAAGGCATGGGACAGATGAGTAAAACATTAGTATTCGCATTTGGCAGGATGAATCCTCCGACCGTTGGTCACGGTAAGCTGATCACAAAAGTAAAGCGTGTGGCGAATACAAATCGCGCTGATCACCTCATCATTGCGAGTCACTCTTTCGACAAAAACAAGAATCCACTCGACCCAAAGCTGAAGTTGAAGCACCTAAATGGTATGTTTCCAAACACAAATTTCAAACTGTCAGATAAAGCAAATCCAAACTTCATCTCTCAACTGAAACTGTTGACAGGTAAGTATGACAATATAATAATGATTGCTGGATCTGATCGTGTTCCAGACTTTCAAAGATTGCTCGACAAATACAACGGAAAGGATTTCACGTTCAAGTCCGTTAAATGCGTATCTGCTGGAGAGCGAGACCCAGATGCCGATGGTGTCGCTGGTATGAGTGCCAGTAAGATGAGACTCCTAGCGAAAAACAACGACTTCAATGGGTTCAAGCGTGGATTGCCTACTGGATATCGAGGCGCAAAACAACTATTTAATGATGTGCGCGATGGAATGCAGTTGAAAGAAACGTATATATCATTTTCACAATATATCAAGGAATAATTATGAGACTATCAAAGAATTTTACACTCAAAGAGTTTACAAAGTCACAGACTGCAACTCGTTTGGGTATTGACAACACACCTGAAGGCGAGCATATGCGTGCTGCACAGGAGTTATTTACACAAGTGGTTCAACATGTGCGCGAACAGTTTGGTGTAACACGCATCAACTCGGGATATCGTTCACCAGAACTTAATGAAGCAATCGGTGGTTCTTCTCGTTCACAACATTGCAAAGGTCAAGCAGTTGACATTGAATGTGATAAAGCAGACAACCTTGTTGTTGCTCAATGGATCCGAGACAATCTAGAGTTTGATCAGTTGATCTCTGAGTTTTATGAAGAAGGCGATCCTTCTTCTGGATGGATTCACGTTTCCTATGTGAGTCCTGAAGATAATCGTAAGGCATGTCTTACTGCTCAACGTGTTGACGGTAAGGTACAATACAGCGTTGGACTGCCAGAATAATTATAAATAGGACTATGAAAGCATTTAAAACTTACTTAGAAGAATCCAAAAAAATCACTTGGATCAAAAAACCAGATGGATACGACAACTCACGTAGGATGATCTACAAGCACGTGACATCAGATGGTAAGTTTGAGATTCGATTGTCTGGTATGGACTCCATGAAGATGAACAGAGACGGTTCTCAGAAGATTCTGCCCACAATATTTGATTTAAGCGGAAAAAAGCCGAAGCATCCTGTAGAAGCGTCAAGAAATGTTACAGCTGCCAAGAAAAAGGTACAAGATTGGAGAGATACACATGGAGTTTAAGGACTTCATTTCAGAAGGTGTAAACGACCCAGCCATTTTCAAGGCAGTATTCCTTGCAGGTGGTCCAGGATCTGGCAAATCATTTGTTGTCGGTAATACAGCATTACAAGCACAAGGTTTGAAGCTGATAAACTCCGACGATAATTTTGAGCGTCTCCTTGATAAAGAGGGTATGCTTCCAACACCAGACAATATCTATTCTCCTCGTGGTCAAGCGATCCGTGGTTCTGCAAAGGCATTGACTTCACTTCAACAGGTTCTTGCTGTTCGTGGGCGTTTGGGGTTGGTCATAGATGGCACTGGTAAAAACCTCGCAAAGATTAAAACACAGAACGCCAAGCTGAAAAGTCTGGGGTATGAAACTGCTATCGTTTTTGTAAACACCGATGAGCAGACAGCATTGCAAAGAAACCGAGCGCGTCCTCGCCAGCTACCTGATCAGCATGTATCTCAGATGTGGAAGGGTGTCCAGAATAACATGGGTGCATTCCAACAGATCTTTAAAAACAATATGATTATTGTTGATAATAGCGACAATGTAGACACAGACAAAATATTGATGCAAGCATTCAGAGACGTGAAGCGGTTTGTTGATTCCCCTGTTAGATCTCATATCGCCAAGAAATGGATCCACGATCAAGAATCAGCTAGAAAACGAAAAATGAATGAAAAGCTAGACGCATCTGATTCAATGGGTAAGTGGATTGACGATTTCCAGAAGTCTGATGCACCTCAATTCAAAGGTAAGAGCAAAAAGAAAAGACAGCAAATGGCTGTTGCAGCAAAGTTGGATGCTATGGATGAGAAAACAGAAGTCCCACAGGACAAAGATATCGCGAAAAGAAAGGGTAGCCAACCTGCTAAGTATCATGCTGGTCTAGGCAAATCTACTAAACAAAAGCGTGATGCACAATTCAAGCGTCAAGCAAAAATGTCGGATAGCGATCCAAAGGCATATAAGCCAGCAGCAGGCGATAAGGGTGCAAAAACCAAACCTTCCAAATATACCAAGTATGTTCAGAATATGTTGAAAGATGAAGAATTCAAGCCACATATGATGTACGACCCAAAGACTGGTAAAGGTTACAAGGCAAACAAACCTGCTGATCACGAGCGTATGAAGAAGCTGGGTTACACTCACGACAAACCAGAAGTCGATGAGGCATGCTGGGATGGGTATAAGCAAGAAGGGATGAAAAAGAAAAAAGGCAAGGTTGTTCCTAATTGTGTTCCTGAAGGATCTGAAGATGTATTGGTCGATCCAAAGACCAAGAAAGACCCAATGGCTCTACCGCAGATTGGTAAACTCCGCAACGTGAAGAAGCGTGTTTCTAAACAGCGTGTGAAAGACACCAAAGTATTTGACAAGATTAAGATTGACGAGCAAGAAGAACTCGAAGAAATTTCAATGTCAGATATCGTCAAGTCTAAGACGATCTACAAAGACAAGTATGCCAAACTAGCGAAAGCAGTTATAAAAGATTACGAGAAGGATAAAAAGTCTCGTGGCGGTACAGCGAGACATGACATGTATTTCTATGCTGGAGAAATCCTACGCAAGTTGGGCGCAAGAGGTAAAATGAATACAAGACTCCTCGGTGACATGGCAATGAAGCTGACCGAGGAAGCGAGATACGAACGAGGAACACCTGAAGCCACGGCATATATGAAAGCCATGACTCCAGGAGAACCAGGAAAAAC